AACATATCTGAAGAGGCAGCCGTTCAAATGCCTATGAAGACGGTTGCCTCATTGATTATTATCGTGGCACTCGGCACTATGGGCTACTTTCAAATTATAGAACGTTTGAATGTTGCAGACACTCGTATACAGATAATGGAGAAAGATCTTGAAGAGAATACAGAGTTTAGAATTAAATGGCCACGTGGACAGTTAGGCTCATTACCAGCAGACTCAGAACAGTTTATGATGATTGAGGATTTGTATAAGACCACAGATAAATTAAATACACACATAGAATCTATGGCATTAAAC